GAGACCACAAAATATCCGACTACACGATCGCCAGGCACAGACGGGGAGGATGCTCATGTCGTTAGGCGACGACATCCAAGGCGAACAGAACAACGCCGACCTCCGATCGGCGCTCATCCGCACGCAGCGCGCATTAGACCAGGAGAAAAACAAGAAAGCCGAACTGGTCGCCGCCATCTACCAGGCCGCCCGCGACGGTGTTGCCACACTCACCATCCCGCCGGTTGCACCACCCACAGCCGACCCACGCAGGCGCACAGCCGAAACCGCGATCGCCGTGCTGTCCGACTGGCAGCTCGCCAAACTGACACCCACATACAGCAGCGCCGTGTGCGAACAACGGATACACACATACGCCGACAAGGTGGCCAAACTTGCCGGCATCCAACGGGCCGACCATCCGGTACGCGAACTGCGTGTCTACCTGCTCGGAGACTTGGTCGAAGGCGAACTGGTTTTCCCCGGGCAGGCACATCTGATCGACTCGTCCCTGTACAGGCAGGTGCTCGTCGACGGGCCTCGCATCCTCGGCGATTTCCTACGACGCATGTCCGCCCTATTCGAAAAGGTGCACGTGGTTGGTGTCATCGGCAACCACGGCGCATTAGGAGGCCGGGCCCGGAAAGACTACCACCCGGAGTCGAACGCCGACACGATGATGTATGAGGCCACACGGATGGTCCTCGAGGCCCAAAAAAACCTGTCGTGGGCGCCCAACATGACACCCGGTGAACGCCACTGGTATGCGATCGACACCGTCGGAACCAAACGGTTCATGCTGTTTCACGGCGACCAAATCAAAGGCGGTTTCGCCGGACACCCCTGGTACGGATTCGGCAAAAAACTTCAAGGCTGGTACATGATCAACGACACATTCGACTATGCGTTATCCGGCCACTTCCACACCCCCGTACGCATGTACCTAAACGGCATCACCCACTGGGGTAACGGATCAACAGAATCATCCAACACCTACGCGGCCGAACAGTTGGCCGCCGCTGGCACCCCCTGCCAATGGCTGCTGTTCGCCCATCCCGAACAGGGCGTGTCCGCAGAATATTTGGTGCACCTATGAGCGCACAGAACGCCGAGACTGTTACGGGGTTCTCCCCGTCGCTTCGGCCCACTTCTGAATGTCCCGCCAGTCCCATGCCGGCTGTCGGCTCACCATCCAGCGGGGCGGCGGCAGCAGCTTGCGATGGCGCCATGTCTGTGCTGTCTGCTGCTTCACTCCAAGCCGCTCAGCAATCTCGGCCACGCCCACGGGGTCGGGCGTCATCGGATGGCCTCGGCCTTGGCGTGCAGGGCGCTCCGTTCCAGGCGCTGCTTGTGGATGCCGCAGACGTGGCAGCAGCCGAACGTCCAGCGGACGTGCCACTTGGCGGGCTTGCCGCAGTGGCAGCGGTCCCCGTGCTCTTGGGGGCTGCCCTTGTGGGTGTCGAACCATTCGCTCATGACTGTAGTGTACCACACCACAGGCCAGATGTCAAGCGGAACACTACGGGTAACCCGCACGGGTTCGACGGGCCTGCGTCCAAACTAACGCCAGACGTTCGGTTGGATACACCAACGCATAACGACGGGATGAGTGCGGGGTGACCCTCCACATCCCCCCCGAACCGTGGATGGACAAAGCCGACTGTGTCGGACACGACCCCGACCTGTGGTTCCCAGAAGAACACGCCGCCGCCGTCGCACGGCAAGCCAAAGCGATCTGCGCCGAATGCCCAGTCCAAACCGAATGTTTACAACACGCCCAACAGCACAACATCCGCTGGGGCATATGGGGTGGGCTCACACACAACGAACGACGCAAAATCACCGCCCGCCGACGGATACCCGGACAATGCATCAACGGGCACGTGTACACCGACAGGACGTCGTTCATCAACCGTTTAGGCCACCGCGAATGTCGGGTGTGCAAACGAGGATACCGAATCACATGAGCGCCACACCCAGAACCCAACTACTCAAAGACGCCATCGTATTGGTGTCCGACGACCGCAACAGCGTGTACGGGCCACCCAGCCACCACCACACGAAAACAGCCGCAATGTGGACCGTACTATTCGGCCACCAGTTCACCGCCGCCGACGTCTGCAAAGCGTTCATCTGCGACAAACTCGTACGGCTGTCCGTCACACCCGACCATCGAGACTCCGCAGTTGACATAGCCGGATACGCGGCTTGCCTGTGGGAAGACCAGGTGGAAACCCAGTGAAACGCCGCCCGCTCATCTGCGGCTACTGCACCGCCGACAACCACACCATCTGCGCACGGCGACACGGACTGCCCTGCGAATGCACATGTGAGAAACAACGATGACCTGGACGCCACCCACCGGACCGGGCGCGCTCGTCGTACAACTTGCCATGTCTATGCCCGAAACCGTTCAGTCCGTCGTCAGATGCGCCACCAACGGCCCACTGATCGCAGCCGCAGCCCAACTGTGGATCGGCCCCGACGACCTCGTGCTGGACGCCACCTACGGCCGCGGGAACTTCTGGACGAAGATCCGCCCGGCCCGGCTGGTCGCCCACGACTTAGCCCTCGATGGCGTCGACTTCCGCCAACTCCCCGAAGGTGACGCCTCGGTGGACGTCGTCGTGTTCGATCCCCCATACATCGCTCAAGGCGGACGGCAGTCGTCCACTACCCCCGACTTCCTTGACCGCTACGGCTTGGTCGACGTCCCGAAGACGGTGTCAGGGCTAAATGAACTGGTAGCTGCTGGCATCAAAGAAGCCCTTCGGGTGCTTAAGCCCAAGGGGCGGCTCATGGTCAAGTGCATGGACTACATCAACGGCGGCAAACTCATCCTTGGCCGCCATCACGTCGTCACCACCGCCCTGGCCTTGGGTATGGAACAGGTCGACGAGTTCATCCACTACAGCGGCACCGGGCCTCAGCCCCCTAGGGAAAGGCAACTCCACAGCCGCCACGCTCACAATTTCCTCTGCGTTTTTCAGGCCCCAGCGAAACATGGGGCCGAATCCAGGACTTTTCTCAAGTCGACGCCTTGACGTGCCGAAGACGGCCGTATACAACCGTACGTGGCGAGAGACGCCATGCTCGATAAGGAGCGAAAACATGAAACACAACTTCATCCACCCTCTAACCTCAGCAGTCTTTGACTTCCTCGTCCGCGCCGCAGCCGAAGGTCGCACCGTCACCCACGGCGAAGTTGCCGAAGCAATCGGCTGGCACAAGCGGGCCGCACAGGGTCTCGGGCCCATGCTGGACGAGATCTTCGCCGAAGATCGACGCCTCGGCCGACCTGCCCTGGCCGCCATCGTCGTCCGATTCGACAACGAATTCCCCGGTAAAGGCTACTTCTCGGCCGTGCTGGGATTCGAACCCAACACCAAAACCAACGGAGCCATTGTCGGCCTGCCCCCCGAAATCGACGCCGCTTGGCGACTAAACGTCCAGCAGGTCTTCGCCTACTGGCAGCGTCAATTCAAAGACGAGGCCGCCAGCGCAAGCGACTGGCTGGACATGGCCGCCGAAGCTGCAAGCAACGCCGCCAAAGAACTCCCCAAGCAACTCGACTCGTTCACCTTCATCAAGTACAGCGTCAAAATCACCATCGAAAGACTCTGATGGGAGTGCTTGACGAGGAGAACGTCGAACAGGTCGGAGCGCTCTGTCCCATGTGCGGACAGGGCGTTCTGCCCGTTGCGGTAGATGAAACCCGTTCCTACCTGATCTGCGACTACATCTGCGGTGACTGCGGGTGGACGTGGAGCGTGGGATGGTCATGACCGACAAATGCCCCCGCTGCGGCCACCCGGACGACAGGCACAGCCCATACAACATGCCCGGCGGCATGTGGCGCTGCGACATACCAGGATGCGGATGTGTGAGCGTGCGGGAGGCTAGACTGTCGGATACGACAGAAACATGCCCCCGCGCCGTGAGACCGGCCGGGGGGCGTGGCCGAACACCAGATCGGGACCGGTGACGACATGAATGAGTTTAACGGATACGAACCCTTCGTCAAAGTGCCCGCAGCGGTGATCCGAGCGGACATCAGCCCACTGGCATTCAGGCTGTGGTGTCTGTACCAACTGCTCGTCTGGGAGCGCACCACCGTGCACAATCAGGTGCTGCAGGATGCACTTTCAGTGTCACGTCGTGCACTTTTCAACGCCAAGGCCGAACTAAAAGTGCACGGGCTTGCACTAAAAGTGCACCGGGGTGCACCAGGAGTGCACGAGGATGCACCCTATAAAGAAAGAGAGAGAGATAAAGATCTTTCTTTCTCTTCTGCCAAAAGTGCAAACAGTAACAACAGACCCGAGTGGCAGGGACGCTCCGAACTCAACCCCACCGAGTACTACCAGCCCACCGGCCAATACACCCCACCCAAACCATCCAACCACCGCCGCAAACAAACCGGAGACAAAAACCTCCATCCCATCGGAGAACGACTCGACCGCATCACCAACAAAATCCCCACATGACCTTCGGCGACAGTTTCCTCGAACAGCAACTCGGCACACCCGCACGGTGCGACTGTGGCCGCCAGTACCATCCGGACGTCGACTACGACGGCAACAGCCGCCGAGGACACCCCAGACGCTGGTGCTCGAAAACGTGCCGCGACCGTGCCACCTGGCTGCGACGCACCGGCCGCCTGTGGAACAATCCGAACCTGCCGTAGCCTGTCGTACAATGGGTGCCGGTAGGGCTCTCCCGGTTCACACCCCAACAGTCAGACACCCATCCATGAAATGCACCGCCAACCATGGGACATGTCGCAACTGGGCGATCAAAGGCACCAACGTTTGCCGGATGCATGGCGGGAGCGCACCCCAGGTGAAAGAGGCTGCACGCAGACGGCTGCTCGAGGCGGTCGACCCGATCATGGCCGAACTGATCCGCCTGGCCCTACATGCCGAATCAGAGTCGGTACGGGTTTCGGCTGCGAAAGACGCGTTGGACCGGGCCGGGCTGCAGGTGAAGATGCTGGTCGAATCCGAGGTGACGGTCCACGATGGGGACAGCGATCTTGACGCCGAGATCAGACGACTCATGGCGCAATTGGCCGGCGGAGGCGAAGGCGGAACTCAGGTGGCGGCTGACGGCCAGGAGCAATCAGCTTCCCCCTGAAGTCGACTGGAACGTGTGGCTGCTGCTGGCGGGCCGTGGGTTTGGGAAGTCTCGCACGGGTGCCGAATGGTCGAGGAAGAGGCTGACCGATTGTCCGATCCGTCTGGCGATTGTCGCACCCACTTCGGCGGACTGTCGGGACACTTGCGTTGAGGGCGAGTCGGGTCTGCTGCGGGTGCTGCCGAAGGATCTGATCAAAAATTGGAACCGGTCTTTGGGCGAACTGGACCTGCACAACGGGTCGCACGTGAAACTGTTTTCTGCGGAGCAGCCGGACCGTCTGAGGGGGCCGCAGCATCATCATGCCTGGTGTGATGAGCTGGCCGCATGGAAATATCCGGAGACGTTCGACCAGCTGCTGTTCGGTTTGCGTCTGGGTTCACGCCCGCAGATTGTGGTGACCACCACCCCGCGTAGGACGCCGCTGATTGTCGAACTGGTGAAACGGGCGAAGGCCGACCCTGAAGACGTGTTCATGACCGCCGGGTCCACCTACGACAACGCCGCCCATCTCGCGCCTGTCGCGTTGGCGCAGCTGAAACTGCGCTACGAGGGTACCAGGTTGGGCCGGCAGGAACTGTTCGCCGAGCTCCTCGAGGACGTGGAGGGTGCCCTGTGGGACTGGCAGATGGTCGAAGCGTGCCGGGGTGGCCCGCCGGCTGCGTACAAGCGGATCGTTGTCGGTGTCGACCCGTCCGGTGGGGGTGGTGCTGAGCAGGGGATTGTGGTGTGCGGGTTGGGCAAAGACGGCCGGTACTATGTGCTGGCGGACCGTACGTGCCGGCTGTCACCGGACGGCTGGGGGCGTAGGGCTGTCGACGCCTACCACGAGTTTGGTGCTGACCGGATCGTGGCCGAGGGCAACTTCGGGGGGGACATGGTGGAGGCGGTGATCCGCAATGTTGATCCGTCCTGTTCGTACAGGAAGGTGACCGCGTCGAGGGGGAAAAGGCAGCGTGCCGAGCCGGTTGTCGCCCTCTACGAACAGGGGCATGTGACCCATTTGGGGGTGTTCGCCGAGCTTGAGGATCAGATGACCACATGGGTGCCGGACGCCGATTTTGCGCAGCCGTCACCGGATAGGGTGGACGCCCTGGTGTGGGCCGTGTCGGATCTGATGTCCCGCCGGGCACTGCCCAACGTTGGTCCGTCTGGTGCTACGGGCCCGTCGGCGTGGTGAGACGGCCGTATATGGCGCCCTGGGCGCAGCGTTGCCACAATCGTTCCGCCTGCGTACCCGTTCCGGCAATCTTCACCGCCGAGGTGAAGATCCCCCGATCAGCGAAGTATCCACGGTGCATACCATTTCCGACGCCATCGCCAAGATTCTCGCTCGGGGCTAACATGGTGAGACGGCCGTGTACGGTAGTCTGGTGTCCATGAACGTCACCGTGCTGTTCCTGGTTGCTGTCGCCCTCGGTTGGCTGCTGTGTCGGGCAGGGTTGGGCTAAGACATGCCCACTCCGGAGCCGGTCCCCCGCAACGTGGTCTGCTCTGTGTGCGACCAGCCGTGGAAGGCGCACAGGAAGCCGACCCTGGACGAGTGTGTGCGCCTGCTGAAAGAGGCGCTTGCCCGACGTGGACCGGAGACCTACACGACGACCCAGGCTGACTGTGGTAGTTGGTTGGTGGGCCAGTGACCCCCGTCGACACGTACACGAACGGTAACGGCGCACAGGTGCCCGCCCTCACCCGGGGGCAACTGTTCGAGGAGATGGGCAACCGCAACCTGTACAGCCCGTTCGGGTTCGACTGGCTGGAATTCCTCCCCCAGCTGCGGGGCCGTAAAGCCGCCGAAATCTACCGGGAGATGGCGGTCAACGACCCGATCGTGTCCGCCATCCTGTTCGAGATCACGTCGATTCTGCGGCGTGTCGAATGGGATGTGGAACCGGGTGCATCTGGCCCTGAGGGTGAGGTTGTTGACGCGGACGTTGAGACAGCCGACTTCCTGAAGTCGTGCATGGACGACCTGTCCCATTCGTGGGAGGAGTTCATCGCTGACGCCCTGACGATGCTGCCCTACGGGTTTGCCACGTTGGAGATCGTGTACAAGCGGCGCCAGTCAGCCGATCTGGCCGCCCCCGCCGATGCCCGCACCCATTTCCCTGACGGGAAGGTGGGGTGGCGCAAGTTCTGTTGGCTGCCCCCGCAGACCGTCACCGATTTTGTGACCGACGAATATGGGGGTATTCAGGCGGTTGTGCAGGGCGGCATGTATGGGGCGAACCGGGTGACGATCCCGATTGACAAGCTGCTCCATTTCCGTACGGACCGGCACACGCCGCGGGGCCAGTCGGTGCTGCGTGGCGCGGTGATGCCGTGGTATTACCGGAAGCGGATGTGTCAGCTTGAGGGTATCGGCGTGGAACGTGACCTGGCGGGCCTGCCCGTGTTCTACTTGGATGCGGACCAGATGAGCAATCCGACCCGTAAGGCTGAATATCAGACGATTGTACGCAACCTTAGGCGGGATGAGCAGGAGGGTGTGCTGCTGCCGGCGACCTTGTCGGAGGATGGCAAGGATCTGGTGCCGCTGGCGAAGCTTGAGCTGTTGGCGTCGTCCGGGCCCCGTCAGCACAACATGGGTGAGGTGATCGGCCGGTACACCCGGGAGATTGCCATGTCGCTGCTACAGGATGTGATGTTGTTGGGCCATGAGAAGGTGGGTACGCAGGCGCTGGCCAAAGAGAAGCGTGACCTGTCCGAGGTTGTGTTGCAGGCGTGGTTGAACACGGTTGAGGGGACGATCAACGACCATGCTGTCCCTCGGCTGCTGGCGTTGAATGGGCTGCCTCTCGATTTCATGCCACGGTTTGTGCCGGGCGACATCCGTTCGACGGACATTGATGCGCTGGTTGAGGCGGTGTCGAAGCTTGCGTCTGCCGGGTTCGAACTGGCTGGTGACCCTGAGGTGGAACAGTGGATGCGCCGCAAGTTGAATGCCCCGTTGCTGCCGGATGGGGTGCAGGAGCGCCTGTTGGATGAGCAGCTGAACCCGCCTGAGCCGCCGCCGATGTTGCCGCCTGGTGCGCCGCCGGCTGAGGATGGGGTGCCGGAGCCGCCGGTGACGAAGACGATTATCAAGCTGTTGCAGCAGACAGACGACGGGTTTGTGGTGACAGATGGATGGCCGGCCGGCCGTGGGTGAAGTTTTGCGTACCCTTCCAGCGCGCACACCTCAAGGGAAACTGAAGGGTTGTGTTCTCTGTGAGGATCATTCGGCGTGGCGGGCCATGTGTCTGTGGCTGAATGAACGGGACCGGCGGGCCGAAGAGGAGGCCCGTGCCGATGTCGGCTGAACTGCGTCTGCTGGACCCTAGGACACGCGAACAGTTGCCGTCCGACCTGTTCCCGGATGTGAACCTAGGGGCGCCGCAGGCGACCACACGGACGGTTCTGGTACGCAACGTGGGGGACCGACCAGCCAAACAGGTGGTTGTCGAGGCGACCGATGGGCTCGAGGTGTCGCATGGCGGTACGTTCGGCCAGTCGGTGCGACTGGGTGACCTTGGCCCGGACGGTGAGATGCTGGTGAAGGTGCGCCGTCCTGTGCGCAAGTCGACGGGCCGTCAGACGGCAACCCTGTCTGTCCGTGGGCTGATGGTCACCTGATGGACGCCCAGGGGTTCGGGAAGACGTCATTGGGTGTTCGTGTCCTGCATGCTGACGGACGGGTGTCCGACCTGGGTGTCATGGGCGGGCGGCCGACGTTGCGGCAACGGTTCATATTGTGGCGTCTTAGACGCCGGGCCAGAAGGGAAGGCTAGTGGCAACCGTCTTCACAAACCGTGGCAAGCGTTGGGTGGTCGACAAGATGCGTACGGTTGAGACCAGTACGCAGAAGTTCGTGGCGTGGGGCACCGGTGCTGGTACGGCCGTGGTGACCAACTCGTCGCTGTTCACCGAGTCAACCGAAGCCCGGGTGTCCGGGACCGTCACGGCGGTTACCACCGACTCGACCGGTGACACCTACCAGGTGGTTGGGACGATCACGGCGACTGGTTCTAGGAACATCACGAATGCTGGCGTGTTCGACGCTTCGTCTTCGCCTTCGGACCTGCTGATGTACGGCGATTTCACCGCGATTCCGGTGCTGACCAACGACAGTATCGAGTTCACTTTCAAGCTCGACTTCGACGACTGAGGCTAGGCCGCTATGGCCTACACCACGGCGACCCTGTTCTGCACCGAAGCCGACGGCGAACTCGCAGGCATCGCCGACACCCGGCTCCAGGACGTGGACAACGGTGCCACCGACGACACGACGATCGCCGACTGGGGCACGACTACCACGTTCCGGTACATCCAGTGGCGCCCTGAAGCCAGCAACACCGTAGACGCCGGGGCTACGCCTTTCGCTTCCAACGGCATCGGCTGGAACGTTCTCCGGACCGACATGAACGTGGCCAACCCGGTCGGCGGCACAAACGTCGTGTTCACCGACACCGAACGTCGCATCCGAGGCGGCGTATGGAACTTCCGCATCCGGTGGCGTATCTCTCAGGCTGACGCCCTGGCCGCCGCCAACGAGTACCGAACTCGGGCCTCCGTCTACCGAATCGAGACGGATGACACCCGGACATTCTTGTTTGACGCTGAGAGGACCTACAGCGTGGCCGAGGTCGCCGACTTGGCCCTTGGGTTGGTTGTCCACAACTGGGACTCTGCCGCTCAGGCCGAGTTCGCCTTCGACAACAACGAAACCCTTCACGTCGATTTTCACGTCCGAGGCCGCGGCTTGGCTATCACCGGCCGCACGGCCACCTTCAGCATGATCGTCACCGATGGCTCCGAGGCCCGCATCCTGCTCCCCGGCGACGGGCTCCGTACCAATTACCGCGGCACCCTCACCATTGTTGGCCGGGCCATCGTGTCGCTGGTCCGTAAGACGAAGGCGATCAGAACCGCGGCCGCAAGAGGCATCGCCACTTTGGCTCGAAAGATAACCGCTTTCCGCGCCTTGACCACGGCTGCTCGTGGGATTGTCACGTTGATCCGCAAGATGAAGACCACCAAGACGGCGGCTGCAAGAGGGATTGTCACGCTGGTTCGCAAGACGAAGGCCATTAGAGCAGCAGTGGCTCGCGGTACGGTCACCATGATCCGCAAGACCAAGGTGCTCAAGACCGCGACGGCGCGTGGTGTCGCCATCCTGTCCCGCCTACTCGACTTGCATCGCACCCTGCCTGCGGCGGCCAAGGGCGTTGCGACCCTCGCCCGCGAATTGACCCTGTTCCGTGCTCTGACCGCGTCAGCCCGTGGCGCAGCAACCATGATTCGTAAGACGCGCAAGATTCTCACAACGTCGGCTAGGGGCGTCGCGACCCTCGCCCGCAAGATCGCTGCACGTCGCGCTCTGATCGCGTCAGCTCGTGGCGTCGTCACCATGGGCCGCCTGATCCGTAAGGCTTTGACTGTGGCGGCTCGCGGGATCGTCACCATGGGACGCCTGGGCCGCTACAGGCGGACCCTGACCACCTCAGCCAAAGGCGTCGCCACAGGGTTCGTCAAGATCCCATTCGAGCTCATACCCCCGTCGGGTGGGCCCACCGACTTTTCGGGTTCGGATCCCACGTTCACTATCGCCGGTGTCGTACGTGACGGTGCCGGCGACCCAGTGTCCGGTGCGATGGTCCGTCTCATGCGGGAGTCGGACCATTTCAAGGCGGACGAGACGACAAGTGCGGTCGACGGTACCTATTCGTTCACCAGGGATAGTGCCGATCCGAACACCTACTACGTGGTGGGACACGTGGCCAGTGATCCGACCATGCATGGCACATCCCGCCGCGAATTGGACCCGGCATGAGCGACGTTTTCCTTGTCGAGTCGTCCACCAATCCGACGGATGTGTCCGCGGGGGAGGAGATCGCCGCCGAGGAGGAGGTCGTGGTGGCCCCGCCCCGGGTGTTCATCCCAGTCCCCCCGGCGCTGACCTCGAACATCGAGGTGCTGCACGCCGAGGTGGTGTTCGTCTGGCAGGTGGTCGACCCGCTGTTGGTGTCGAAGGTGGTCGGCTGGGACGTGTACGTACCAGTATCGGCGATGTTCCGGGCCGGTTGGAACACCATGGTTTCTGGAACAGTGCGTGTCGACGTCTGGTGGGACACTGGGCACGACGTCATCGTTGCGAAGACTGTCGTCTGGGACACTGGTCACGTGGTGTCCGTCAGCCGTACCGTGTGGTGTGGGACGCTGGCCGAACAGGTAGCGCTACTGATCGCGCTAGAGCTCATATCGTGACGCTGGCGAAGGCTAGATTTGTCGACCGTCCGCTTCGCGTTCTAGCCGCACCCAGCAGAGACGTCCCACCCGGCAGTTAGAGCAAGAGTATGGACCGTGATGCATACGAATCCGCTCCAGGGTCGCTTGGTCCAGATGGGATGGCTTGCGGTTCATTGCTTTGGTCACTTGCGCCTTGGCCGCGGCTTCTTGCCTGCGGCGCCGTTGTACGCCCAGGCGTTCCTGCCCAATTCTCATCTGCTCCTTCTTGGAGACTGGCGGTCCCTGGACCTCGGGCAGCTTGGCGCCCGCCGGCATCTTGGCACCCTTCCTCAGGTTGCACTGGGCGCACAGGACTTGCAGGTTGTCGAAGGTGGTCTGCCCACCATACGAGTGGGGGATGATGTGGTCGATGTGCAGATTTTCGGTTGCCTCGCAGTCCACACAGCGATGCCGGTCACGCTGTAGCACCTGTTGGCGCAATGTGGTGCCGGGGAAGCGGGCGTCTTTTTGAACTTCTGCCCGATGCCAAGCATCTAGTCGACGACCTCGCCCGAGGTGCGCGTCACGCCAGTACAGGTGGACGATCCATGCGGCTCCGGCAGAGAGGAGCAGGAGCCAGAAATAGTCGGTCATGCCTTCCAGTATCGACATGTTCGTTGCAGCAGTTGAGAGAGAATCCCGAAAAATCTGTCGTACACTGTCGTCATGGCCCGATTCGTCGATCGTCCGCCGCGGTCCGAGCCGTGGCGGGTGTTGCACCAGACGGCGGACAGGTTCGTGCCCCGATTCACCCGCCCGTACGTGGAGAGCGTCCTGCGGGCACGTGGGCGTGTCAGAGACGACGACGTGGAACGTTCCCTGCAGCAGGGTGTGCCGGTTGGCTCGCTGGTCGACGTGTTCGCCGAGGTGACCGTGGCGAAGCAGGTGGACCCGGCTGCGCTGGGACGGCAGGTGTACCAGGAACTCATCTCCGCTTCCGTGTTGGATATGGTCGAGTTCGTGGAACGGGACATGGGCCTGCCCGCTGCCCGTATCGCCGGCACGTTCGACGTCACCAACCCGTTTGTGTTGCGTGCCGCTGAGACACTGACCGCCGATTTGATCCGTGGCGTTTCGGACGAGTCGAAAGCGGCCGTACGTCGGATTGTCACCGACAGTATCCGGGACGGCGTGCCACCCCGCGAGGCGGCCAAACTGATCCGGCAGACGGTCGGGCTCACCGAACGGCAGGCGCTACAGGTGGCCAACTACCGTGCCGGGCTCGTCGACTTGGGACGTAAGCCGGTAGATGTGGACCGGCTGTCCGAACGGCTGTCAGGGCGGCTACTGCGCGACCGCAGCATGAACATTGCCCGCACGGAGACGATGCGTGCCAGCAACCGTGGACAGCAGCTGATGTGGCAGGAGATGGTCAACCAGGGGGTGTTGGGCGCCGAGTTCCGCCAGCGGTGGCTGGTCACCCATGATGATCGTCTGTGCCCGAGGTGTGCGCCGATGCAAGGCAAAACCGTGCAGCTCGGCTACCTGTTCCGGGAAACCGAGTCGGGTGTGCTGCCGTCTTCGAGGGTGCCGGTCGCGGGTGATACCGTCGAATCGCCGCCGTTGCACCCACGCTGTAGGTGCGTGTTGGTGGCTGTGGTCGACTAGGCGGGTCGCCGTTCGAACACCATGACGGTGTTGCCGTTCTGTTCGAAGATGGCGAACAGGCGGAACCCGGTCGCGTAGGCGCTGTTCAGGTAGTCGGTGTGGCGTTCGACGTCGAGCCGGTCACGGTTGACCCGGGTGACATATTGGTCGCCGTTGTTCCAGGCCGTTTCGAATGCGGTCTTGGTGTTGTCGGTGCGGGCCATGAGTGCCATCTGACGTTCTCCTTCGAGGGGTTGACGTTCTGACGTTGTCTTCGGCACCCAAGGTGCGGTGCTTGAGCGGTTTTGTCAACGTCCGGACAGTAGGTTCCTGCCGTATACTGTCGGCATGAGCGACATGAGCGCCCCGATCCTCTGTGTGGTGCCAGCCAGAGGTGGTTCCCGCGGTATCCCTCGCAAGGCGTTGCAGCCGGTAGGCACTGTTCCCCTTATTTTGCGAACCTTGCAAACCGTGCAACAGGCGGATGTCGCTGACCGGCTTGTTGTGTCCACCGAAGATAAGGACATCGCCGCCTTCTGCCGGCTCCGTGGCTTCGAGGTGTTGGACCGCCCCGCCGAACTCGCCGCCGATGATGTCACTTTGGCCGAAGTGATATCACATGCGGTCGTGACGCTCGACTGGCAGGGCACGGTCCTCGTCGCGCAGGCGACCTGCCCGCTGCTCACAAGCGAAACAGTCGTTTCTTTTGTGCGACAGTTTCACGAAACCAACTTGGACTGGGCGATCTCCGGCGCGCCAGCCGGACACATCGTGTGGGACACCGGTATCTGCCGGACACCGAGGGTCAACAGGCAGCAACTGCCGTCGCACATCAAACAGGAGTCGGGGGCGCTGCAAATCATGTCTTCGGCGTTCGCCCGGGAGCCGTCCGGTCGGCGGGGTGTCATCGAAATCCCCGCAGCCGAAGCGTTGGACATCGACACCCACGCCGACCTGGCTGCGGCACGGCAGATACTGGGGCGGAAGACAATCGAATTCCGGGTGGTCGCCTCCGACGAGAAAGGTGCCGGCCACCTGTGGCGATGCCTGCAACTGTCGGACGCCCTGTCGCACCATCGGGTGCGGTGGCAGTTGGCTGGGCTCGACGGATGGGCTGTCGACATCGTGCGCCGCCATGGGGTCGAGATGGGGAACTATGGGTGGGCCGACTTTGGCCTGTGGGCAGAGGAGGCGGACGCCCCCGACCTGCTGATCGTCGACGCGCTCGAGGTTGCCGAGACCGTGGTGCCCGTAGCCAAAGCACATGGTGTGCCCGTCGTCCTGTTCGAACATGACGGGCCCGCATGCCGGTTCGCCGATCTGGTGGTCGACGAGTTCGCCGACCCGAAATGGACTGTCCTGCGACCCGAGTTTGTGGCGTTACCCCCCAAGCTAATCGAACAGAACAATTTGAGAGTGGTCGTTTCGTTTGGCGGATCGGATCCGGCCGGGCTTAACCAGCGGGTGGCGTCCATGTTGGGCTACGCCCTGGACGCCGAAGTGAGGGTGATCCAAGGCCCGGGTGCCATCCCTATCGAGGGCCCGCAGTTCGCTAGGCGAGTTAAGGTGGTCACAGGCGCGTCGATGGCTGAGGAGTTTTACAACGCCGATCTCGTCGTGACATCGCAGGGGCGGACGATCGCCGAAGCTATAGCTTGCTATACACCTGTCGTGTCGATCGCCGCAAACGAACGTGAAAGTCGTCATGCCCGGCTGCCCGGTGTCGTCTACCTGGGTCTGCATGTGCAGCTGTCTGATCAGACGCTTATCGACACGGTGCAACGGCTCCTCGATCGCCCCTTGCTCCGTCAGGAAATGGTTGCGACAGCGCAAGCACAAGTGGACGGGCTGGGCGTCGAACGGATTGTCTGGCAGATAGAAGGGATGTTGCGTGGACTCACATAACGCCGCCGTTTGCGATATTCCCGACTGTGACCATCGACGTTCGAACCGGGGTTACGACATGCGAACAGTGCGACAGACCGTCCGGGTGGTCGCCGAATTTGGGCAGAGCCATCGGGGCGATCTGGACCGGGCGATGGAACAGGCGAAGGTGGCGAGAGACGCCGGCTGCTGGGCCGTGAAATGGCAGGTGTTCGACCCGGCCCGTATCGCCAGCAAGTACGCCAGTCGCTACTGGTCCGAACATCTTGGCGGGTCGGACAGTCAGCTTGAGACGTTCGCACAGAACGGGATGCTGTCCTGGCTGGAGTGGAAGACACTGGCATCGCATTGCCAAGATCTTGGTATCGAGTTTTTGGCTACACCCTTCGATTTGGAAGCAGTCGATCTCTTGGAGGACATCGGTGTCGCAACATACAAGATTGCTTCCGGCGATCTGACGTATACGCCGCTGCTTGAAAAAGTGGGTCGGACCGGCAAGCCCGTTTTCCTTTCGACAGGCGCCTCATACCCTTTCGAAGTGGCGCGGGCGCTGCGCAACCTGTGGAACACGCCGCAAGTTACCTTGCTGGCATGCACCTTGGCGTATCCGACTGTGACCGTGGATGCGAATCTGGCGCGGATCGGCTATCTATGGCGGACGTTCCCCTCATGCCAGATTGGTTATAGCGACCATACGTTGCGTACGGACACGGCGTTGGCCGCGGTGGTTGCCGGGGCGACAGTCCTGGAGAAGCATTGCACGCTGACCCAGGGTGGGACGGAAGCTGATTTTGGTGTGCCAGACGACAGGATGGGATTGTCTCCCGGCCGGCTCAACTCATATGTGGCGTATGCCAGGTTGGCCGAAGACATGTTGGGTACGGGCGGGTTCGCGCCGATCGAAGCGGAGAAGGCGGCCCGTGTGGGCGCCAGAAGATCCGGATATGCGACCCGTACGATTGTGGCCGGTGAGATGATCATGTCGGCCGATGTGGCCTGGCTTCGCCCGTCCGACGTTGGCGGTTTCGCATCACATGAACGTACCGACGTATGTGGTCGACGTGCACGGTGGGATATCCCGGCGGGCGAACTAGTGCGCCGTGATACTTTGGAGTAGATGCCTGCTGCTGCTACCGCCAACCTGTTCCGTGCGCTCGCCGACTTTCTGGCTGCCTATGGCGCTGGTGGTGAAATGCCGGTCGCATATCAGATCCCTCGTAGCCAGTCGACGATCGCCCCGCTGGATATCCCCACGTTGTATCCGGCGGTGAACAAGTCGGATGAGGTGCGGATCGTCAAAGTGGACGAGGATGAGGGGCTGGTGTTTGGTTGGGCTTCGGTGGCGGCCACCGCCGACGGCGAGCTTGTTGTTGACTCCCATGACGAGATCATTGAACCGGCCGAACTGGAAAAAGCAGCGTATGAATATGTGTTGCGGTTCGGTGAGGCTGGCGTGATGCATCAGGGTGAGTCGGTTGGCCGTCTGGTTGAGTCGTTGGTGTTGACGCCAGAGAAGGCTGCGGCAATGGGTATCCCGGCGCCGATGGATACGGCATGGTGGATCGGGATGAAGATAGGCAATCCTGAGGTCTTCGCGAAGGTGAAGGATGGCACCTATCCCATGTTCAGCATCCAGGGACTTGCCCAATACGAGGACATTGATGAATGAATATGACAAGCCGAAGCGTCGTCGGCTGAAGAATCTGCGTCTCGACAGGGTGGATCTGGTCACTGCCGGGGCGAACCCGGGCGCGTTTGTTACCTTGTTCAAAGCCGAAGATATGCTGGTTGCGAAGAAGATCGTATCGCGGGATGGTAAGTTTTGTGTCCAGTCGGAGGATGGCAGTCGCGATTTCGGCTGTTATGCTTCCCGGGAGGCCGCAGAGAATCGGTTGCGTCAGATACACGGCTTCTCAAAATCTGATTTAATGGAGGAAGATCAAATGGCTGACGCCGAAACCGTCGAGGCTCCGGAAGCCCCTGCTAAAGAGGTGGCAATGTCCGAGCAGACTCCGGTCGAGACTGTGGCTAAGACCGATTTTGTGGCGCTGCAGAAGCAATTGGCCGACGAGGCTGAGGCCCGCAACCTGTCGGTGGAGAAGGCCGCTGCGCTCGAGGAGCGTATTGCGAAAATGGAACGGGAGCAGAAGCAGGCTGATTTTGTGGCGAAGGCTAAGGATCTGTCGAATCTGGGTACGCCCGCCGAATTGGGTGGGATGCTGCTCGAGGCGTCCGAGGGGATGTCGGAGGCGGCCTACCAGCTGCTTGACCGCACCCTGAAGGCTGTCAACGCCCAGATCGAGAAGGGCGCCCTGTTCGCTCAGATGGGCCGGCAGGACGGCGAGGCGCTCGACGTGGTCGACCGTATTACCGAGATGGCGAAGGCGAAGGTTGCTGCGGGCGAGGCGAAGACGTTGCAGATCGCCAAGCTGATGGTTATCACCGAGCACCCCGAACTTAGTTCCGAGTACACGTCCGCGCGTAGCGCACTCTGAGGAGATAGACAGAAATGGCTTACGAGTCTCCGTCCTTCTACGGTACGTTCCCCGCGTCGACCGGACTTCAGCAGTATCAGTTCGTGGCACTCAGCACGGACGCCGAGTTGATCGACCCGACTTCGGCTGGTGCCAATGTCATCGGCGTGTTGGTGTCCAGTGGTACGACCGGTTCGACCGGGATTGCTGGTTCTAGCAACTCTGGTCGTTATGGGACCGTCCAGTTCTATGGGATCACCAAGGTGCTGGCCGGTTCTACGGCGCTCACCGGCGCCAGTTACATTAGCGTTTCGGCGCTTGGTTTGGCTGTGGCGGGTACCACCAACGCCAAGGTCGGCGTTGTTGTCCAGGACGTGGATTCGACCGGTGGCGACTCGACCGGTGGTATCGGCCAGCAGATCGTTTCGGTTCTGCTGTTCAACAGCCTCCAGTAATGAACATCCTTTTCGACTGTTTGAACGCCGGGAGCGTCGGTAATAGGAGCGAAAGCTAATGCCGAACCCGACCGTCTCGGCGGTTCACGTCGATAGTCTGCTGACCGACGTGTCTGTCGCGTTCATTCAGTCGAGCACCAAGTACATCGCCACCCGAGTGTTCCCCTCGGTGCCCGTGCAGCAGAAGTCGGATCTGTATGCCACGTACAGCCAGGCCGACTTCCTGCGGGACGAGGTTCAAGAGCGGATGGCCGGTTCGCCGGCAGTGCGGATCGGCTACCGGACCGGCACCGATTCGTACACCGCCATTGAGTGGGCTGCTGCCCATGCGATTGACGACCAGGTGCGGGCCAATGCCGACAGCCCGTTTAGTCCCGAGATGGACGCCGTCAAGTTCCTTGTCCAGAAGATGATGATTCGACGTGACGTCGACTTCGTCACCCGGTACATGGGTACTGGCATTTGGGGTACCGATAGTTCTGGTGGTTCCGACTTCACCCAGTGGAGTAATGCCGCCTCTACCCCGATCGAGGACATTACCGACGCTGGTGTGACCATGGAGGCCGCCTCCGGGTTCCTCCCGAACAAGTTGGTTGTCTCACGGCAGGTGTGGGCCGACCTCAAGAACCACCCGGACATTGTTGACCGGATCAAGCACACCAGCCGTGATGCCGTGACCACCGACTTGGTGGCCCGCCTATTCGGTCTGGATGAGGTGCTGATCGCCGCCGCCATCCGCAACACCCGTGGTGAGGGGCTCACCCACTCGGGTGCGCACATCGCCGGTGACGACGCTCTACTCGTCTACTCGCCTGCATCCCCCGGGCTTATGCAGCCCTGTGCCGGCAAGACGTTCGAATGGTCCGGTCTGGTCCCCGGTGCTGTCGGCGGGCAGGTTGTGGAACGGTACCGCGACGAGAACAACGTGTCCGACATCGTCCGTGTCCGTGCCGCCTGGGCGCAAAAGGTTGTGTCCACCCAGCTCGGCGTGTTCTTTAACAATGCCTCGACCAACTCATAACGATGCTGACTGAGACGATCGCCCGTAAGCCGATCACGATCGGTGCCACCCGTCTGAACCCGGGGGATGTCATGTCCGACGCCCTGTTCAACATGCTT